GCAGCAGCGTTTGCCGAGCAAGTTCAGCCTAGATTGATCGCAAGTCAGATATCTAGGACTGTTTCACGGGTGCAAGACGACTTTACCCCCGAACAACTCACGGTTGGGCGCAATGTATCCGATTATTTGAAGGCAATCGGGGTTTATGGGCAGAATTAACACCGCAATCCCTAAAACAGAGCTAAAAAGGCTAATGAGGCGCTTTATTCTTGATAAAGACCGAGGAATCTCGTTAAAACTGTTTTCTAACCATGCTGGCTTGTCTGAAGCGCATTTTTACGATGTTTTCAAGTATTTGACCGAACCATTGACAGAAATGATGCAAATACGGGTTTCTAAGGCATATCAAGAGTATTGCCGTGGCGAACTAGCGATTATGCAAAATCGGGACAATACCCGTTTTGTTCAGTACCGCAAAGAACCTAAGCCTCAGTTTGAAAGAACGAGCAAATTAACAGTGGTTGACGGCAAGATTCAAATTAAGCTCGGAATTAGACCGAAATATGAATATAACGATTTAACACTTGACGAACAGCTAAAGGGGAGATAACAATGGCGGTAACACACGATTACAAATGTCCAAAGCACGGCTATTTTGAAAGTAAAAAAGCGCAGTGTCCAATGAAGGATTGCCATGAAGAAGTTTTACTTGTTTTTCTGCAAGCGCCTAACATGGTTTCAGCAAAAACTCGCTTTACTGACAAAAGCACTAAGCAGTTGGCTATGGAATTTGGTATGTCCAATATCAAAACCGCAAGAGAAGGCGAGAACCAAGCGGGCTACCTCACCCGTAACAACAAGTTCACCGAAGCCGAGTACGGAGAAGCCGAAAAGTATGCCACCCGCAAACGAGGAAACAAAGACAAAATAATGCCGACTCCACAAATAGAAGCCCCACGGGAAGCCCGTGCAGGTGATAATGCCCAATGGGGTGGTTTCCAAGGAATAACTATGCAAAGTTTATTATCGGGTAGAGCAGTTCAATCCATTAAGGGTGAACCAGTTGGCTTGACACCTGCTGAGGCAGGCATAAAATCAGGACCTAGAACTGATCCAAGTGCTACTTTGCGAGATCCTGATAACTTACAGATTAAAAAATGAGAATCCCAGATAACGATAACGATAGAGAAAACTTTTATTTGGAGCTAATGCAAAAATGCTTAGTATCCAAAGAGGAAAGACGGGCTGATTATTCAAGCCTGCGGTCTTATTACTTATTTGGCGCAGGACCTGAAGAAGCACCAGCTTACTTTAATAAAATCAATCCGCATCTAGATCAGTTAACGAGCTTTTTATATTCTGCTGAAACCACCCGCTTTTCGATTTCACTAGGGGCAAGCGTTAATCAAGTAGAGCAATACAAATCACCTGCGCTAACCCAAGCAATTAATGACGAATGGCTTAATTCCAATGCCGATCAAGTTTTTTCTCTAGCACTCAACTGGGCTTTGGTGTACAACACCACCTACATTAAACTAATCTTTAATGACGGTATCCATCCTTACATGATTGAGCCGTCAGCGATTGGCGTTTTACGAGAAGATAGTCCGTATACAGGACGGCAAGAAGCGATTGTTCAAACCTATTACATAACCAAGTCAGAACTGTATGCACGCCTGTATTCACACCCCAAGCGGGCAAAGATTGTAGATCGGGTCGCAGCAGGCTATAACGAAGTCGAAACTGACATTCCTGAAGGCGTTAACCGTTTATTGTTATCGCAAACAGGTCCACAAATGTATGGCAATGTGAACTTACAACTCAATGACATTAATCGCTATAAGGCACGGGTATCAGAAGAAACCGTAGAAATGCACGAACTCTGGGTTTGGAATGACGCTACTAGCGACTACCAAGTGGTTACCATAGCCGAACCTGATGTGATTATTTATGACCGTTCTGGCGAATCTATGTTCCTTAAAGGCGAATGTCCTTTTGTGCAGATTTGTCCTAATCCCTTATACGATTACTACTGGGGTGCGTCTGAGTGCCAAAAGCTGATTTTGTTGCAACAGTTACGCAATAAAAGAATGTCTGAGATTTTAGAGTTACTCAGTAAACAAGTGAATCCACCGACTGCCCTTTCAGGCTTTATGGGCATTTTGGATGAGAAGAACTTTGCGCTAAACCGCCCAGGCGGGCTGTTGGCTTCGGATATGCCTAATGCTAAGGTAGATCGTATGGCTCCGAATATGCCACCTGATCTATTTGAAGTAATCCATGAGATTGACGCTATGTTTGCTGAAGTATCAGGTATTAGCAATGTGCTTGAAGGTAAAGGCGAGGTGGGAGTTCGGTCAGCAGGTCACGCAAGTCAACTTGCTCGTTTAGGCAGTTCCCGTGCAAAGAAACGGGCTTTGATTGTGGAGGATTCTCTTGAAAAAGTGGCAACCCTATATCTTAAACTTATACAAGCCTACGACCCAACACATTTCCATGATATTAACAATCAGCCGTTTATTGCCAACCAATTCACTAAAGATTATGTGGTTAAGGTCGACGCTCACTCTAATTCTCCCATTTTTACGGAGGACTTAAAAGACCTAGCCTTTAGTCTATTTAAAGCCGAAGCAATTGATCGTGAAGATTTACTTGACTTACTAGAACCACCTATGAAACAATTTTTAAAAGATAAGTTAAAGAAGCGAGAACAAAAGAATGAAGCTATGCAAGCTATGGCTCCACCGCCCCCTCCACCAAAAGGATAAAACATGAAAACACCTGAACAAAAAGAAAATGAACCCGCCATATCGCTTATGAGTCCACGGGAAAAGCGTATGGAAGAAGCTGAATCTGAGCGAGTAGAGCCAAAAGATATTTATCGTAATATAACTGGCGCTACAATGACTAAACCTGAAATGCGTAATATGCGTAAAGGAAAAAGATAATCATGGCTGAAAATACTATGCCGATGACTCAATCCTCTGCTGATCAACCTAGAGTTGAAACGCAATCATTAGATCGTGGTCAACAACCTGCAAGCGTGCAGTATCGTAATCAAGCAACACCTAGTTTTGATCGTGGCATGAAAACTCGTGCTGCCCCTAGATCTGTTCGTGGCTAACCAAAAGGAGTCCAATATGTACGGTAAAACTCGTAAAACTCGTAAATCACGGAGATAGTTTCCTCCTTCAATGGAAATTTCCTTGGGGGGGTGGAAATAAAATAAATCCCCCCACTTGACAATTGATAGTTTTAGTTTAGGCTATGCAATAACTTGATAGGAAATGGCTATGGGCGTACCTTCCGAAGAATTAATGAACATGATTAAGAGTCAGCGTGATAGCGCTACTCCAAATGGCATACCTGATGTGCCAGCAGGCGCAGGCGATATGGGGATCTCAGATCCCAATAGCCCACCAATGGCTGCTCCCATGTCTACTCCAGAACCAAAGATGGGCAATCGTGAAGCAGCCCTGATTAATGTATCTATGGCAATGGATTTACTAGAGCAATCTTTACCTGCAATCGGTAGTGAATCAGCCGAAGGCAAACAAATTTTATCGGCTATTCGCAGCATGATCGGTGTACTTGGCGTTAAGAAAGCCAGTACTGCTGAATTGCAACCTGCTGAGATATTACAGATGTTACAAAGTTTACCCCAAGCTGGCGGAGCTTCTCCTGAAAGTAAGGCGATGATGTCAGCACCAGCAATTCCTGGTATGGCTCCAGAAGGACCACCACCAGTCTTGCCAATGCCTCCACCTACAGGTGGCGGTGCAGTACCCCCTGGCGCTCCCGTTCCACCACCCATGTAAAGGAAAATAATATGGATCTGTTTAAACCCCGTGGCGCTTCGGCTCCTCGCAACCCAACCGACAACAACCAAAAAAATGGTCAAATTATCAATACTCCCCGTTACTCCGAGTTTGGTGGTTTAACTGCTTCAAACAAAGCTGGCTCTAAAAACATGATGTCTATGTCTAAGCCTGGTGATACCAAAAAAGTCATTTAACAATTGAGGGGCTAAAAAATGTCTTTAGAAGATCTAAGTTTTGAACAGCGTGACGAGTTAGCTTTGCTAATGAAGGACATGGCTGAGAATCCTGCTACTCGCAAGGAAGTATTGCGCCTAACCAAGAAGCTCCGCCCTAATATGCCAATTCCTGAACTAGAAATTGAAGATTACACTGAAAAGAAAATCAACAATGCCGAAGAACGGGTAGCGCAGTTAGAAGCTAAGTTGCGTGAAAAAGATGCTATTGGTGAGCTTAAAATGCGTAGAGATAACTTGTACAAGAAAGGCTTAGCCCATTCTGAAGAAGATATACAGGAAATTGAGAAGCTCATGCTCAGTAAAGGAATGACCAATCACGAAACCGCAGCAGAGTATTTTGATTGGATGAAACAAGCTGCTGTGCCAACACCTTCAGGCTACAATCCGAATCCATTGAAAGGTTTTGACCTTTCTAAGTTTTGGAAAGATCCAAAAGGTGCAGCACGCAATGTAGCAGCAGAAGCATTAGGTGAGTTGCGTAAAAACACTCGCCCAATAGGGTATTAGTCGTAGAGGGGCTATTTTAATTTTTGTTTGGAGATAAACCATGCCTATAGGTGGCGGAATTCTTCCAGCGTCAGGTACATCGCAATACAATGAGTTGACTTATGTTACTCGTAGAGCGTTTATCCCCAAGCTGGTAGTACAACTTTATAACAGCACACCCCTTATGGCTGCGTTGATTGCTAACAGTCAACAAGCCTCTGGTGGTGTATCCCAAGTAACCGTTCCAGTTCAAGGCGCACAGTTTGTTAATGCCCAATGGTCTGACTATTCTGGTTCGTTTAGCCAGCCGTCAGTTCAGCAAGGCGCTTTCAATGCTGAGTTCAACCTTAAACTGATGATTGCTCCAGTACCGTTTTTAGGTATGGAAGGTGCAGTTCAGCAAGACTATGCAATTATTCCTCTGATTGAAGCACGCATGAATGATGCGACCAATGTGATGATGGATGCAATGGCTACTGCTCTATACAACAACACCACGAACACTCAACAGTTTATTGGTTTGCCTGGTGCAATTGATGACGGTACTAACATGGTTACCTACGGTAACATCAATCGGACTACCTATACTTGGTGGAAATCGAAGGTGTATAACGCAGGTTCTGTGAACCCAACTCGTCAAAACATTCTCCAGTACATTTCAGGTACGGTAAAGAATGGCGCTGAAGTTCCTACTTTTGGCGTATGCGGATTCGGTACATGGACACTTTTAGCCCAAGATTATGTGGGTCAAGAGCAATATGTTATTACCCCAGGTAACGGTTTCGATTCAGATGCCAACGGTCCCTCAGCAGCTTTCCGTGCTTTGATGGTCGCAGGCGTTCCTGTTTATCCAGATCCTTACTGTCCAGAAGGTACGGTTTATTTCATTAACTCGAATTACTTGAGTCTTTATATTCACGATCAAGGTTCATTCGTATTTACTGGCTTTGAATCGACTCTCCCTAATTGGCAGATTGGTTATGTTGGCGCTGTCTTGATGATTGCCGAATTGGTAAGCGTTAAGCCGAAGTCAATGACCAGAGTATCTGGCTACAACTCTATTTCATTATAAGGAGAACTAGTCATGGCACTCGGTCTAAATAAGATTTTAGTAACAGGCACATATGCAAATACTGCCGCAGCGTATTACCAAGCAGTTTCTAACATTACCGTCACTACTGCTGGTAATGTGGTTCCTGCTGGAACTTATATGGCATTTAATACCGCCAATGTGGTAATTCAAGCAGTAACGAATTACAACGCTACTTCTAATGTGGCTACATTCTCGAATGTATACCCCGTTAATTCTGGTGGCGTTATTATCTCTGACGGTATTAATGTGCAAGTATTGGCAACTACCAATACAACAATGCAATTGATTACTGTCAATGGCGGTCAAGCGGTTTCTAGTACCTTTGCTAGTTAAGGGGAAAAATAATGGCTAATCCCGATTCAGTTGGTAATCTGTATTTAAGTTCCTTTGGTAATGTTCGCATTGCTTTTGCTGAAGCCGTATCACTAGCTTCAACAGGTAATGCGGTAGCCAATTTAGCTTTAGCAATTGGTGGCTTAACCAATGGTGGTGCAGTAGCTAATTCGGGTTCAGTAATTGCAAGAAAAATTGTAATCACTAGCCCAGTTGGTACGGTTGCTTCAGGAGTAGTCGGAATTTACACTAGCGCTGATGGTAGCGCTGCTAATTTGATTACTGCAAATACAACCTTAACTGTACTGTCTGCTGCGGGTCGTTATCTTGACATTCCGATTACTGGTGCTTATGGCGCTAATACCGTGATCTCTGGATCTACGACTTCAGCATTGTTTGTTAAAGTCAACACCGCTTCAGGCAATACCAACACCGTTAACATTAGTGTTTATGGTGAAGTAGTCAACTTCTAATGTCTAACATATTTGTAACCAACCATTCCGACAAACCATTGAAAGATGGTTTTGCTGGAGTGGTTTATGATTTTTTGCCTGGCACAACTCTCGAAATTCCGCTTGAAACTGCCAAGCATATTTTTGGTTACGAAGAACAAAACAAAGAAG